TTAAAGCCCAAGCCGGGAATTCAACATAGAAACCTGGTCGCCGTTCATCTCTTCTATCCATGTACTATAAACGTCGTACACCATTTGCGCGTTTTCATGCCCCATCTGATTGGCTATAAAAGACGGGTTTGCGCCAGCCGTCAGGAGCCAGCAGGCAAAAGTATGCCGCGTATGGTACGGATTCCTGCGGCGAATGCCAGCGCGTTTTACTGCAGCTTCCCATCTGCTGCCTATACTGCTGTGCGAGTAGCAGGGTTTTTGCTCGCCTTTCCGTCTCCGCGGCATGAAAACAAATCGCAAATTCTGTTCCTCGCTTGAGCCGTATTCCCTGTGGTGAAACGTGATAGTGGATACCGGATGTCCAGCTGTCAGTTCATGCTGCGCTTTCAGCGCGTCCAGGGCAGGGCCGAGCAATTGTATCGTCCGGTTTCCTGCCGCTGTTTTTGGTGGGCCGAACATGCCGTTTGCTGTCAGATTCCGGCAAACGTGTATCACGCCCTTATCCAGATCGACATCTTCCCATGCCAGAGCCGCCAGCTCACCATGCCGCACACCAGAATAGACGGCGAATTTCCACATGTTCTGGCTTTGGCCTCGTTCACTTGCCATGAGGGCTGCAAATTCCTCTCTTGTAAGTGGGTCAGGCTTAACCCTTGTTTTACGCAGGCTTTTTACGCTCTCAAATGGTTTATGTTGGATAAAACCCGACATGTACGCAAAATTCAGAATTGAGCACAGTAAAGAAACATAATTGTTGACAGTCGAAACTGTTCTGCCTTTTTTATTTTTACGCTTGTTTTTTGAATAGAAGGTTTCGCCTGTTAGCAATTCGTTTCTACAATTAAGAACGTCACTATATCCAATAGCAGTGAGCATAGTGTTTCCGTTCATGATTTTTATTATTGTATCAATCTGGGATTTTGTTTTCTTTAGAGTATTGGCGCTGATTTCAGTTTCTTTAATTTTAAGCCATAGTTCACACAGTTCATGAAATGTGCTCACATGTAACGTGGTGTTAATCGCTACTGCCTTTTTGGATGAGGGGAATCGACGCCCGTAATCAAATTCCCCCATGTTTATTTCGCTGGTAATTATCGCTCTTAAATTACCAGCTTTTTTTATGTTTGCGGGGCTTACAACCCACCCCTTTAACACTTCGCGGCAGCGCTTACCTTTATACATAAACCAGACGCATATTCTGTTACCACGAATCTCCACGCCTGTAGGTAGTGTTGCCATTTACGAATCCCGGATAAATTTATTAATTTCCGGATAGTTGTACCAGGTAGTCCCGCGCAAAGTTTTTTCGCCAGAAGGGGAAACTCTTTTGAAGTGAACGCCTTCTATCCAGGCTCCTTGCCGGTAACTTTCAATCTGCCGGGCTCCAAGGCCAGTTCGTGCCATCAGAGCCTTTTCAACCATCCACTCTTCATTAAAAATGATCTGCGCCATATAAACCTCTCTGGCGACATGCCGAGTATAAGCATGCGCGCCGTAGTGGATTGATAATTTGTTATCAGGCGACCTGCCCGGGGAGGGCTCTCAACCGGCGCATGCCGGTCATAGCCGTGGCCACGTAACTTGCTTTACGGTTCACCACCTCCACCCAGACCTTTACTCCTTCAATCTGCACCGTATACGTCTCTTTCATCTGGCTGCGTCCATAATCGCCGTAACGTTCTACGTGCTTAGCCAGCGCCGCATCGCACGCCTGGCGGCCCAGAGGGGAGTGTTTGCTCCGATTAATCAATCGCATATACATTCCTTAATCGGGAGAGTTTCCCCTCCCAATCTGGTTAGCCCACGTATTCCGGTTTCATGTCGTCCAGGGTGATGCGGAACTGGTCATACAGTTCATCACCGAGGTGGCGGCGTGCTGAGGTCAGGGTGCTTTCTGCCTTTGCGAATAACGCTTCGGCTTCCGGATCCCCGGGGTTAGGGAGTGAATTTATGGCGGCCTCAACTTTGTTCTTCGCATCAACAAGGTAGTAGCGCTTCACCGCCTTATTCTTAAGTTCGGTATACAAGGCAGTACCCAGCAGAGCTTTCTGTGATTCGATGTCTGCACGAATGGCTTTTGCCTGATCCACTGAGTCAGCTGTATCAATCCGGTCTCGGAGTTCGTCAGCAACAGAGTTGACGTTAGATGCAGGCTCTTGCGTGCTGGTGGAATCGCCAACGGAGTGTGTTATCTCATTCAGCGTGACTTTTTCTGTCTGCGCCGGGTTGATAACCCTTTCTTCGCGCTCGTCAATTTCATCGGCGGTATAGACCCCGAGGATCACATCCGGGCAGTACAGTCGCGCCCAACGTTTAACGGCAAGATAGGCCAGTTGCTGGCGGGGGTCGCTCGCCCATAGTGTAGAGTTGCGGACTTGTGCCTGCGAAAGCATCAGCACAAGCTCGCGAGGTTCTGATTCTCCTTTGAGGGTTGCCCAGGCGCGAACGCCCACGCCAGCTTCATCTTTCAAATTCCAGCCCGGTGCGATGTACTTTTTGTTCTGGCTGCTTGTCTTCTCCACGAAGCGTCCAACGATGTTTTCCCATGCCCCAAACCATTCAAAGTGAATACGGTCTTTTGTCGGAGCCATGGTATTGATCACTGCGTTAACCAGTTGCGCTTCATAACCAAGCACACCTGAATTACCAACGATGAAAGTCTTTTGTGCTACAGCGAAAGGATCCATTCCCCAGCGCGCGGCCTGCATCACAACAGCCATGCACGCATCTGGTTTCCCACGATAATGCTCAGGAACGAAGTTTCCACTATTGGCCATTACTTCCGAGAGCGTGCGCAGGCGGTTGAACAATTCACCGTTCGTCAGGATAGAAACGTTGTCGATCTTCTGGGTCTGGTTGTCAGTAGTTGCGACTAAATTGGACATTGTTATTCCCCCTTATGCCTTTACGCGCAGCGCTTCGAGACGGCGCACATCAAAATCGTTAAGCTCTTCGGTGTAGTCTTCGGTAATCGGCGCCGGCCAGTCGCCAGTGTCGAAACCGTTCGCAATGGCGCGCATAGCTTTGCGGTACTCCAGCATGCCGAGTTCCAGCAGTTCTTCGGATGCCTCGATGATGGCGATCCAGTGGTAGTTCTCGTCTTTGTTAACGAATATCCAGAAGAACTGATCCAGCGCTGCGGTTTCGCAGTACATAGCCGCGCTGAGGTGGTAATCGCGCTCAATGATTTCCCGGTGCAGCTTCGCGCGCAGGCCTTCCTGCTTGATGTTCCACATACTGATGGTTTTCAGGTCCGCACCGATGCGCAGGCCGCCCATGTCTATCTCAAGGTCAGGACGCACGCGAACTTCCAGCCCGGTTTCCTCATCAATGCCGAAATAGCTCACCTCGACGGCACGGCTCGGGTGCGTCAATAACTTGCCGGCGGTCGGGTGATTCAACAGCGCTTTCTGAATGGCCAGTGCCGTAGCCAGCTGCTGGCGGGTAACCAGCACTTTTCCTTCCGGGTTCTCGCGCCATGTATCCAGCAGCTCGTCGGCAAACACGGCATCCGGTTTTACCGATTTCACAGCCTGAATCAGATCGGCCTTTGTGCCAGAGACTTTCAGCGGCTGCGCCTTCTGTGCTTCCTGAGCAACCATGTCAGGATTAATAAGCGCCAGCTGTTCCAGTAAGGCATCGCGGCTGCCGCTGGTTTTCACCTGGGCGGGCAGGGTCGCGTTGTATTCCTTGATGCATGCCTTCATAGCGGTGGCGGTTTGCTTCTGACCGTCCTCTATGCGCTGGAACTCTGCAGGTAAAGACATATACCCCTGGCCGGTTTCTTCAACTGATGTACCCAAGGGAACCTGGGCGGGCAGGGTCGCGTTGTATTCTTCCAGGAATCTCTTGATGTCATCTGCGCTGAGCAAAACCGGAAGCCCGTTGTTGTATTCGTCGATAAACGCGCGGATCGTCGCAGTCGTGGTGAAGGCGCCTTCCGGGATTTCCGGCTCGATGCTGAACTCTGTTTCCAGCTGCTCAGGCTGCAGCGCCAGTGCATGCACCAGATTGCCCATATCCAGAACAGGAGAGCGCACCTTCTGGATGGTTTTGGATACGTGGCGCGCCTCGAAATACATCAGCGAAACCCGAGCATCTTTAACCATCGTGGAGCTGATACCGTTAGCGGCGTGGTAGATCTCATTTGGCACGCCTTCATATCGACCAGGCTCGAAATACTCCGGCCATACTGGCGCTGCTTGTTCAGCCTCTTCCTCTTCATCGCTATGAGCACTCTCGGAAACCTGGCTTTTCAGCACTTCGGCGGTAAGATCCGGGCAGCGTTCAGCCAGTATTTTGCTCATGTTCACGGCAGTTGTTTGCGCAGGAGGTTCATCAGCGCCTTCGCCTGCTGATACCGCATTATCATTTTCGTCTTCGACCGGCTGAGCCGTTTCCATCTGCACATTGCTGGTGGTTTCCCCGGAATTAGCTGGATGTAATTTTTCTTCTGCAGCGCGCTGGCGCGCCTGGTCCACGATAGAAAGTGCTGGTGCTGGTGCTGATGCTGGTGCTGGTGATGTCTGGCTATCCATCAGACCATCAATCGAAAAAACACCATTGCCCATGTTTGAAACTTCAGGCTGTTTGGGCTTGGTCAGGTCTTCGGTTATCCACTTCGGATCCGTGGGGTCACTGATACCTTCGACATATTCGCCACGTTCGGCGGCCAGAACCTGATTAGCGTCAGGGCGTTTCTTTTGAGCTTCTTTCACCAGTTCGGTGCCAATTACCTGAAAGTCAGTAGAGAGAGTTTCCAGGTCAGGCGCACCTTCATCTCCATCGATAGCCTTTTTCACAGCGTCCAGAGTGACGGCGGCAGATGAAACATGACCGGCTTTCTCAAGCGTTTCAGCAGAAGGGGTGTCATGCTTATGCTCGGTCAGGTTCGCATTGATATAGGTCTGCAGACTTACCGGGAAATGGTGAACATCGCTGGTGGCACCACGGATAAGGGCAAAAATTGCTGCGCGGGAATAATCCAGGATGCCTGCAACCTTGCGCAGCGCTGCAGACCATTCCTTGAACGGACTTTCTTTCTTCTGGACGATCTCTTTGGCCCGGCGGTGAATTGATGCCGGGAAATTGTAGATATCGAAATCCATTGGCATTGTGGCTAGGGCTATTTCTACATCGAGCGTATCAAGGGTATGGGTGTATGAAGGATTGCGATCGGTTTTATTACCGCCGCCAGCATTCGTACCTGCATCAGTTTTCATAACCGAAGAAATGCAGTTACCGGCAGCCCATTCCCTGGTGAGAATGCCGCGGTCGATCGCGTTAGTAGCGAACCACAGCTTTGCAAACTGGATGCGCTTGCCGAGCTCATGCCGTTTCCCTTCGGGGAAGACTTTTTTATTGGCACTGGTGAATTTCCAGAGCGCCGGCATATCGTATTTTTTGATTTCAGGGATATTCTCGGCGGCCAGAATCAGATCCTGGACGGCCGCATTATCAGTGTCCATTTCAAGAACTGACAGCTCCTGCCGGTGAGGCATGCTGATATGATAAACGTGACGTTCTTCGGCCATATACTGCGCCAGCAGCTGAGCACGAAAGGGGAGTTCTGCCACGTTAAAAAGCGCGCTCGAATCGTCCTGGTATTCATCGCTACCGAAAGTTTCCACGGTCTCACCCTGTGCCGCGTCACCTGCAGTATTGGCATCAACCAGCTCGCCACTAACGGGCTCAGCGGATACTCCGGAATCATCGCCGTGATGAACATCAGCAGGCGCCTGCCCTGGCTTCAAAGCCCAGGTGCGACCATCGTCGCCGAGCTGGTAGCGTTCGCACCATGAGTAATCGAGAACACCCTCCGCTGGCAGGTCGTTGAATACCGGGAAATCGGTGCGAATTGGTTTTTGATAGTCTTTGCCGCGGCCTGTTTCGATCCCGGCGTCTTCCAGATCGACGTCCAGTTGCAGAAGGGCGCGAGCTTCTGATTTATTAGTGCGCCAGATTACGGCATCAGCTTTACCCGATTTTTGAGTCGCTTTTATCAGATAAAAATATTCCATGTGATAGCCTCTATTTTGGATGTAGAATCCCCCGGGCCATTGGTAGCGCCCATTCAGGGTTGTCATTGGTTGTTGGTAATTTCCGGTGGAACTTTGGTCGGTGTCACCGGACGTACAGCCCGCTTCGGCGGGTTTACGTTAGCCCTCGTGAGCCATCTGGTCGTGAGAAGCGCAACGTTCAGAGCAATACTCTTTTTCTTTCCGTGCGAGCTGGTTTCCCTGGAGGTACAACAGGGTGCTCACCACTGGTTTTCCCTCGATTGCTTTACGGCAATAACCGCATTTCTTCTGCATTCTTTCCCCCTACATTTGCACAGTGAACCCGGCCGGATGCTCGTCGAGTACACCTTTCAGCGGGTAACATTCGGCTGTCACGTGTTGCTCTTCTGAAGCTGCCTTGCAGTCATTCTCAGTGTCGTAAACGCCGAGCAGGATATCCTGATTACCGCCCGTCAGCATGCTGACGGTGAGAACCAGGGCAAACATCGTGCTCATGAAGGGTCTCCTTTTTGCGCGAGCATGTAGCACACCCGGCGAATGAAAGCTGACAGCGGACTTAAACGAACAGCCTGCTGACGAGCGGGTTTGCGTGCGAAATCAATCATGTAAATAACTCCCTCAGTGCGCAGAAAAGCGCGATCCAGATGAAGAGCCCAATTACTGCCGAAATGACCATGGCTCTGATGCCTTGCTTACTCATTTCAACCTCAGCCATTACGTGGCCAGCGGAACGTTTACCACCTGACAACAATGCGGTTGTTGTCGATGTGAATAACGTTACAAGGTAAATTTGCTTTTTACAAGGGTGAATACAAGAAAATGTTGTTATTGAGGGCGTGCGAAAACGGCTATCCGATATGGATAGCTGCTAATCATATGAATTTAATCGTTAATATCCTTGATGATGCTGAGAACGTCATCCTTTAGGAGGTCGAGTTCTTTTAAAGTGGCTTTTGCGTGGACTATAAGCCTGTTCTTCTCGGCTTCTGGCATCTGGTTAAAGAGAGCTAAAAGGGCTTTCTCTTTGTCATCTAGTTCGTTCCGGCCAGGCGCTACAGGTTCTGTCTGTAATGAATCATTCTCACCATCTTCGTCTGGCGGCATGAAAAACCAATGCTCAGGTTTACCAGTTACAGCTGCAAGTCTTTTAAGGCGCTCACCGCGTGGAGTTGTCTCACCTTTGGCCCATTGTTGAACAGCCTGAGGAGAAACAGTAACTCTCCTGGCAATCTCAGATAGGTTCCAGCCAGTTTGATCCTGGATGAGCTGGAGCCTGCGGACAAAGTTTTCATGCTGTTCTGTTTTCATATTTATCATTTTACAAGCCTTACTTGTAGAAGACATTGCAAGATTTACACAAGAAAAACTTGTTATATCTAATTTCGTGATGTAATGTTTTCTTGTATTCCCAAGGAGGCTTTATGAATACGAATCTAAAAACCATTATCTGCTCAATCATGAGCCAGACCGAGCTGGCTAAACGACTCGGCACACCCCCTCAAACAGTTAGCCTTTGGCTGAATAGCGAGACCCCCGCTCATCGCGTAATTCCAGTTTGTGAGGCTCTCGGATGGAAGGTTACCCCTCATCAGATGCGGGGTGACATTTACCCAAACCCAACTGACGGCCTGCCGAAACAGGAAGGCTGAACATGCAAACATTTCCCTTTCAACAAAATACCGGATTCAACACCGGCGCTCTGATAAAGCGTAATCAACTGAGAGAGGCAGATCACGACGCAATTCGCTCTGCCGTTCGTGCCTGGGCAGCAGCTGAAGGGCAGGACGTTGTGTCGGCCCACATCATCGATGAGTGGCGACAGCAGGGCGGCGAGGAGATCGCGTTTCCTGACGACATCAGCCGTGCCCGTCAGAAGCTTTTTCGCTACCTGGACAACCCTGCCGAGTCTGAGCGCTATCGCGAGTACGTTCGCCTTCTTACCCCGGCAATCATGGCCGTTCTTCCGTTGGAATTCCGCCATCGCCTGATGCCTCAGGACGATATTTTGTCGCGCCTGTCTTCGGCCATGAAGGAATGCGCTGAAGCAAAGCAGGCAGTGATGCTGAACGCGCCGGAGCACCAGAAACTGAAAGAGGTAAGCGAGGGAATAGCTTCGCTATTCAGGCTGATGCCTGAGCAGACAGGAACGCTGATGACACTCGTTAGCTCGATGCTGTGCACGCTGTAGGAGGTGGTATGGGGTGGGGTGATTACGTTCGTAACCAGGTTGAAAAAATACTTCTGAGCGAGGGGTTTTCTGTTCCGGTGGCTCAGGGGGGGCAAGGCATGCGGAGGACTTATACAACCGAATGTCACAGGCAACTAAAAAAGGGGCGATTTTCGATGATGCTCTCAGGCATGGCCGCTTATGGGCGGAGAAGCAGACCAGCGCGACTGAACGCCGTGCAGCTAAACGTGCGGTGCGAAAAGGTAGCAAACAGGCTGGGTTGTTCTGAAAGGGTGAAAGCCGCGGTGCAGCAACACCAACGGCTTTCGGGTGAATTAATTGGGTCAATTCACGGGATGAAGTATGTCAAATACCGCTGAAGTTATCAATTTTCCAATCAAAACTGAACTAACGGGAGGTCGCATGGCCGACCTGTCCAACGGCTACACCAGAATCGCCAATGAGATACAGAAACTCAAGCCGCGGCTGCGTATGTCCGGGCGCGAGTGGCAGTGTCTTGAGGCTGTTATCTGGCTTACCTACGGATGGAACAAAAAACAGGATCGGGTGACAAATACCGTCATTTCTGAGTTAACCGGGTTGAGTGATTCTCATGTTTCAGATGCGATAAAGCTACTCGCAGCACGGGGAATTATTTTTAGTCACAAGCATGGTGTGATGAAAACTGTCGGTATAAATACTGAGCTATCTGCCTGGATTTTGGACAAACCGAAAGCGGGAAAACTCTTCCCGAAAACGGGAATTTCCTTCCCGGAATCGGGAAAAACCTTCCCGGAAACGGTAGACACCCAAGACTATAACAAAAACAATATTAAAAGATCTTCGTCTCGGAATTCTGAAGAATCCCGAAACGAGGAAACTCTGAAGTTTCTCTCTCGTCATCCAGAAGCGGTCGATGGGATTTATACCCCTGCGGGCAAATCCTGGGGAACAGCTGACGACCTCAAAGCCGCGCGATGGATTCATTCCCTTCGCCTGACAGTCAATTCCAGCCTTAGTGAACCGAAGTGGGTTGAGTGGGCTAACACAATACGCCTGATGCGCCTACAGGATAATCGCACGCATTTTGAGATTTGCGATTTGTTCAAGTGGGCCAACAAAGATGATTTCTGGAAAGACAACATCCTGAGCCCGTCAAGCCTGCGCAGGAAGTGGGACGACCTGACAACCAAGCGCTTACGTAGCCAGGGCCCATCAAAAAACAAATCAGGCGCCAATGCGCTGGACAACACCGACTGGATCGACGGGGTACTCGAATGAAATCTATCGCAGAAAGCATGCATAACTTCGACCGGGAAAACTTCCAGCGAGTGGCTGCCGGGCTTCCTGAAATGCAAGACCAGCAGGCGGTAAAGCGCCAGGCGGCCAAGACTGCGGAGATCTTCAACGAGCTGTTCCGCCAGCTGCTCGCCGTATTCCCGGTGCTGGCCAACAAATCGGCGGAAGACCTCAACGAGATGCGTCGACAGTGGTTGTTGGCGTTCAAGGAGAACGGGATCACCATGATGGAGCAGATTAACGCCGGAATGCGTGTTGCCCGCAAACAGGAAAAACCCTTCATGCCGTCGCCGGGGCAGTTCGTCGCCTGGTGTCGTTCTGAGGAGGCGGTAACGGTAGGCCTGCCAGACGCGAGTGAGCTGGTTGATATGGTTTACCAGTATTGCCGGACTCGCGGTCAGTATCCAGACGCTGAGTCTTACCCATGGCCTGAGCATGAAATCGAACCGTTAACGCTGAAACACAAAGCCTGCTACTGGCTGGTTACGGGGCTGTATACCGACATGCGCGCAAATGCACTGAGTGATTCCGAATTGCGCCGTAAAGCCTCTGACGAGCTACTGCGTATGGTTCGTCGCATCAAGACCGGTGAAGCTATCCCCGAGCCTGTTAAGCAAATCCCAAAGTTGGGCGGACGTCCGCTGAGTAACGAGCAGGGCTTAAACAAAATCGCTGAAATTCGCGCGAAATTCGGTTTAGGCAGAGGGCGGAATCATGGCTAGAGCATTGTCAGCAATTGAGCGCAGAGAATACGTCCGCGCAGTGATTCGGCTCACCAGGCATCAGGGGCGACTCACGACCGCCGAGGCAATGAAAAAACTGGGGCTGAGCCGCGCTACTGTCCAGCGGTATTTTTCCGAAGCAGAAGCGACTGGGGAGGTTGTCCGGCATGGTCGTCTGGGGCTGTTCCGCGATCAGCGGGCCCTCATCGACTTTGACATGAAACGGCTTGGGATGGTGCCAAAGGCAGCGTCGGGGATGAATTACAGCCTGCTTGGTTGTCCTGTATTCCAGCGTTTCCTCGATATTCAGGAAGTCATTTTTACCTGTACGCCTGCATCGTCATCCCGGGAGGCCGTATGACAATCGTAAAAACCCATACCGGCACCGTGATCACCAAAGACGGTCCGAAGGTAAAAAAACTGCACCAGACAGAGCGGATGTGGGTCGTCGGCAAAAACGAGTTTTACCACAAAGAAACCGGGCGCCGTCACTTTGCAGAAAATACGCGCCGCCGGTTGTTGTTGGAAACGATTGAGGCGATAGGTGGTTCACATGACTGAACACGTCGAAAAATACACAAACAAGGCTATAGAAATCATTGCCGACTATATCCTGCGCACTAACAAGAAAAACGAGCAGTTGCAGGAAGCGAAAGTGCGCTTGGATAAAAAAATCGCTCTGTTCACAGACGATGAGAACTGCAACACAAACAGGCTGATGTCCGTATTTTTACCAGCAATGACCAGCCATACCCGAGATGGCTTTTTCGAAGAGATAGCAGCGGCGTTAGAAGGGGCAGACAAATGAGCAACTCACTGCAAATTCTATGTATCAAAGACACAGAGGGATACTGGACTGAGGGTGAAATGTATCCGGCCCGCCAGTTCTGGCGGGCTTTCTCATATTTCATGCAGGAGCATGAAAAACACGACACAAAACGGGCAGGCGTTACGGGGATACGAGCGCGCTACAGGTAAATGTTGTATGGTAGATTTTTGCTGGACATGTATACAGTGTTGTCCTATTGTTACCCAACCCCTAGGGTTTCCTGTGTTGTGTGGTTAAAATGGGTTCACTAAAAATACCCTCCAACCAATCAGGGAAGCTATATGACCTACCAACTGGTAACGCTTAGCCCGGTTGCTAACGATCTGGAACAGTTAGGGACTAAAGAAAAGTTTTGGTTCTATTACGCAAGTGACACTGATAATTTACAACTGTTCAAGTATTCTAGGGCTGGAACTGGTGAGCATTGGTCTGAAAAATGTGCGGCAGAGCTTTGTCACATACTGCACATTCCTCATGCAAACTATGATTTGGCTACGTGTAATGATAGATTTGGTGTCGTTAGTCAGAATCTTATCCCATTTGGCTTTCGAATGGTTATGGGGAATGAGGTTTTACACAGTTCCACGGCTGACTATCCTCAACCTTTGCAGGCAGGTGAAAAGCCTGTAAGAGTTCGAGAACACACGGTTACAAGAGTTTTAGGATGTCTGGATAAGGCATCGATCCAGCCACCGCCGAGCCCCTATGATTTAAACGGGTTAAACGCTGCAGATGTGTTCTGTGGTTACTTAATGCTTGATGCACTGGTTAGTAACCAAGACCGCCACCATGAAAATTGGGCGATTATGCTCAACAATGAAACTGGTGAGCAGTTTTTGTGTCCAACGTATGACCATGCTGCCAGTTTAGGAAGGGAGATGTTAGATGATGAACGTGATGAAAGACTTACGACCAGAGATAAAAATCGTCAAATCCCGTGCTTTGTAAGCAAAGCTCGCTCAGAGCTTTTCAAAGTAAAAACAGATAGAAAGCCCTTACTTACAGTTGAAGCCTTTCAGCTCGCTGTTGAAGGTAGAACTGCCGCTCGCAACCACTGGCTGGGTAAGCTGAGCGCCTTAACAGAAGATTCCATTCGAGAAGTGTTTAACAATGTGCCCTCATCGTGTATCTCCGATATCGCGCGTGAGTTTGCAACACTCATGGTAATGGAAAATCGTAGAAGGTTATTAGAATGACTAACTCAAACTCCGTTTACGTCGCATGGCAGGAGCCCGATACCAGAAACTGGCATGTTGTCGGTAATTTGCAAGAGCGCAACTCGGGGTATGTTTTTAAGTACACAAAGGGTGCGCTTAAGTCCTCAAAATTTACATTCTTTAGTGGCATGAATGATGTCCGTGAAACGTATGTTTCTGAAGAGTTGTTTCCTCTTTTCAAAAACCGGCTTCTGTCGCCTAGGCGACCAGAGTATCCACGTTTCATTAAGTGGCTTGGGTTTGAAGATGATAGCGTGAATGCGATTGACATTTTGGCTCGATCCGGTGGACTGAGAAGTACCGACCAACTGCAAATCTTCAAGAAAATCGAAGCTGATGAAAACGGAAGGTTTGAACACTTTTTCTTCCTACATGGCTTGAGCTATCTGAACTCGATGGCGAATGAGCGAGTAACGGGATTACAACCAGGTGAAAATTTACGCCTTTGCTTGGATCCTCAGAATGAATTTGACGGTGATGCTGTCATTGTTCGTGCGGATAAGCCTGCTGAAATTGTTGGATATTGCCCAAGATATCTGAGTAACGACATCAAGAAAATGCTACTGAATGATCCTAAATCAGTAACGTTATCTGTTGAAAAGATTAGTGATGATGCACCACATAATTATCGCTTGCTATGCAAGTTGTCTGGGACTTTAAATTCAGCTTGTCAAGCTTCGCTTATTCTTCAGGATGAGTTTGAAAGTATTGAGTAAACAGAGAAAGCCACCATATCCGGTGGCTTTTTGTCATTCCGCTTCAATATCTGGTGAATAGGCGCAAAACGGATCACCTCTTCACCCTGCTATATGTTCAATTCCTGCATTCTCATCTGCAGCGGTATTAACTCTTTGCGGACCAAGACAGTGGTACGCGGTGCGCTGCCATCATGTCATCGCGGCTCATGTTCTTGATGTTCAAAAATTCATCCTTTGCAGCAACTTCCGACAACGGGATGATCTGGATGCCGTCCCCTTTACCGTAAGGCGAGTACATAAACAGGTTGCGGAAGTTCCCCAGACCTTTGGTGATTTTCATTGGGCGGTGGTAATTATCCAGTTACTCCTAATTTTTTGTGGCCTCGGTCCAGTTCCGGAATAGGATCGTCCAAGCTGAATGCTTCAGTTGCGGTGCAGCTATGCTGCAGGAGTGTCAAAAATGTGCAAGTGCTGCAGGGCCAGATGCTGTACACCATCAAAGCCTCACCAGCTCTTGGTTCGTTGCCAAAAATAGGCGAAGTGCTGCACACCAATTCTCCGGTAATTCAGGAGGGTTAAGTGATGGTGCCTAAGGAGCCGACAGAGCGGATAATAATTGATGGCTATGAGTCTGAGCCTGATGAAACCTTCAGTGAGCCGGAGGTATGGGAAATGGGAGGCATTTCAAAAGTTGAGCGGATGTGAACAGGCGGTTTTCCGCGCTAGACTTTGCAGGGGCGCCATGCTCGCAGCCGCCCCGCAGGAGGTGTAAAGCCATACATATCTTTTACATTCCGCGCGCGGCTTAACCAGATTTTTGAATGTATAATCCTGTCGTCAAGCAAAAAAAGGCGATAGGATTATGGTTAAGATGTTGGTTTATGGTGGTGGACACAATGGCACTGTTCGGGAGGTTGATCCCGTAAATTCAACTGTAAGAATTCCCCGAGGGGACTGGATTCGTGACCGCAATGAATACCAAACAGGCGGAACAGTTGAGCCTGTCAACTACGATGAAGAGTTTTCAATACGTGAGTTTGAATATGCTGAAGGGCGAGTTTATTTAATCGCCGAGCATGAAATAACCATTCCAGATGTTGAGCTCATGAAGCGTATAGACGTAATGGTCAGCTTAAAATATCTGCCATGAGTAAATTCAATATCGCATCAAAGTCATAAGACGAGCAGGACAAGGTCAACGTAGGCCTCGCCGCCTCAGGCGTCGCCTACAAAGAGCGCCTGAATCAGCCCGTGATAGCGGAGCAGGTAGCTAGAGAACAGCCTGAACACCTGCGCGATAATTTCATGGAGCGCGTTGCTACTACCGCGAGCAAATCATCCAGCTACCCCGCGCATCCGATCCACGTTACATCGAAATGGCAGAATTAAATGCAAGAAAATGATACCAAGGATCAGCAGGAACCTGAAACACAGGATTTCGATTTTTCAGCTGAATTTGACTCTTTGATTAACGCTAGGGGAAAAATTACTCCTTCGTTACTAATGTCGGTTAATCGCTACTTCTTATACTTTTCCTTCTTTGAATCCCTTCTTTTGAATTGTGCTGGAAGCCAAGGGAAAAGCTCTCAATACGCAACGAGACTCTTGCAGTTGAAGGTTGTAGATCTGGACGTTCTTAAGCAAACGTACCGGTTTTTTGCTAAGCGTTATCTTGATGATAGAAGTAAGTTTGAAAGTCTGTGCGGGGAACCAGAACATACATCGAAGAAGGTCAGGGAAGAGTACATTTATGCTATGGAAACCAAGACATCCGATCCTCAAGTCCAATTGATGGTTTGTTTGTTCGTATGTTTCAGGTTACGAAACAACCTTTTCCATGGTCCAAAATGGCGTCATTTTCTTGAGGGCCAAGAAGAGCTTCTTTTATCTGCGGGAGATCTGATCCATTCCATTCTCTCTAATGTACCAAGGCAAGATGACTGGGTCTTCCATGACATTCTTAACCCAAAAGATTAATTTTGAATTTCCATTACCAACAAGCCATAATTGCTTCATCAGCCTGAGCAACTGACACGATTATCCGGCGCCAAGTGGGAACACATGGCGCATAAAGTAAAAAACATCCGGATTAAAGATTTGTATGCAATAACCCTTCTGATCGTGATGATTGTTCAGGTTGTTGTAGTAAATGCAGTATTTGTCTGCGTGGGGCTTGGGCTTCTGGGACTATCTGATGAAGCCCTGACGATTTTCGCGGGATGCTCAATGCCTCATATCTGTGGTCTTGTTTACTGCGTTATCCAATCTGTTTTCCGAGCAAAAAAATGAAAAGCCTTCTCTTCGGAGAGGGCTTTTTTATTGCTGATGAAAGTAAAAATCTACGCGGCTCAGGGGGCTCTCGCAGCGGTACATAATCGGACCTGTTTCCCGCGCAGTGTTATGCTCGCTAAAGGCAAGTGGCTTTCACGCTATACAAACCCCGTCCCGCCGCCGTTCGCAGAGACATCAGTGAGGGCAAACTTGCCGGCGACATGTCGGACGCGAGCAGTTGCTTAAACTATAATCCCTCCATACCCTAGGGGGCGGTGCCTAAGCGGAACACACCTACGGTGTTGCATGCAAAATGCGCATTAGTGAATTTTGGACGCAAGGAAAACAGAGTTGGTATCGTTTATGAAAAAATTATTACTTCTGGTTAGTGCTGCTCTTATATCAAACGTGGTGTTTGCTATTGATAATAAAAAAGAAATATCACCTGTGCGTATAAGTTGTCCTGCGCCAGTGATGCCAGTGAAGGCTCAGGCATTGAGAACTGAAGGGAGTGTCGATTATGCGGCGTGGGTTAATGATAAAGGCGAAGTGTACTCAGTAGACATAACGGGCGATGAGGTTTTCTTCAGGGAAACTGAGGTTGCTATTAAAAATTGTAAGTTTGTGCCAGGCCATCCAGGGGTGTATCGGGATACAATAAAATTCAGTCTGGTAAAACCTTGACGAGTGCGTTTAACGTCAAATCTCCACCATGTGGGTAACTACGCTGCATGCTAAAGGGCTGGTGAGAGCTAACTTACCGGAGATGTGCCTGAAAAAAGACATTGCAGCATGATAAAGCCCGCTTCGGCGGGTTTTATCTTTTATGGCGAAAAATTAATCCAACAGGAGAATGGGGGAGGCGAAAAGTGAACTTAAGCCCACAAAAGGACAAATCGGAAAAATTATTTGTAATACAATTATACACTCATTAGTTATGAGGTTTTTGTATGAAGATTTACCAAGCTCAACCACATGATGTGGATACTATCCTTCCCCTGTATCTCGGGTACCGTCGTTTCTACGAGGTCGAAGAAAATGCCTCGCAGGCCAGAGATTTTATTCTCAAGCGCCTTCAGCTTAATGAGTCCGTGATTTTTTACGCCGAGGTTGATGGGAAAGCGGTAGGCTTTACGCAGCTCTATCCTTTATTTTGCTCTCTTGAGATGAAACGTATTTGGTTGCTTTATGACCTTTTCGTTGATGAGTCAGCTCGGAAGCATGGTGTTGCACACAAACTAATCTCCCGTGCTGAGCAACTGGCGAAGGAGAGCGATTCGGCATTTATTATGCTCAGTACCGCTACAGATAACATCCGTGCACAGGCGTTGTATGAGCGTAATGGATTTGTGCGAGATACTGAGTTCTTCGTGTATAACAAGTTTCTGAAATAAATGTTAGATGTAGCCATAATAAAGTGGTTAGTTAATGCTTGGCGGGTTAGCTTACTACTTGAGTATGGCGTCAATGCCACTTACTCAGTGGTAGTCGTCTCATCTAAACTGCCAGACTACACAACTGGAGAGCCTTCTACTTTCTATTTTGCCAACGTTGACAGAGAGAAATGGTAAGGCAGCATGAGAAAACCCGCTTCGGCGGGTTTTTTATTGTGGAAAAACCTCAATCTAAACATAAGCATGGTACTGGCAAAAAGTGCTGCAGAGGGGTTGAACATTTCATGCAACCGGTATACTGTTTATTTATACAGTATATCGAGTGGGGTGATAACATGAAAATCGAAGTAACCATCGACAAAACTAAAAAACTACCTGATGGCGCTATTCCGGCTCTTGAAGTTGAGCTATTGCGTCGACTGAATCAGAACTATGAAGATTGCAAGCTAACCATTCGCCGTGCCGGTTCAGACGGATTGAGCGTTTCCGGGGGTATCGACGACGATAAGGAAATCATTGAGGAGATACTCCGCGAGACCTGGGAAAGCGCAGACGACTGGTTTTATTAGTTTGATTTTGATGGTGGCGGCTCTTATCCCAGAGCATCGCATTCGCGTTACCCTTGATGCTGCTACCCGTTTTCTATGAGTGCGTCTGTATGTCGCTCAGGGGGTAATGTGACAGATGGTATTGAGCCAAATCAGCAGGGGAATGTGTGGGCCACCATTACGGACGGATCCGGACATGTTTTGTGCTCATTTCGATTAGCTTTGAATGACCGAATCCTTTTGACGAATATCGATAACGAAGTATCAGTTAGAAAAATTGCAAAAGATGAACACCTCTGGACAAGAAAATCGTTAGTGGAAGTTATCAAGGAAATGAGCTCTAAAAATTGACTCTTAACAGCTAGCTACATCATACTTGCAGTGCTGGCCTGAACAACCAGCCACCTGACAGTGATGCGCCACCGGAGAACGTGATGGCGCAGCTTCACTTAATAAAACAATCTCAAGGTATCCTGATCCCCGCGACGCCGGAGACCAGTGATTTTCTGCAATCAAAATGCAAGCTCGGCTCCGTTCTGGAAGCCGACTATAAGCTTGTCCGCAATCCGGCGTTTCATCGCCGCTACTTTGCTTTACTCAATCTCGGCTTTGACTACTGGGAACCTACCGGCGGAGCGATCTCATCCAATGAGCGCAAGCTTGTGTATGGCTACGCCAGTTTTCTAGCCGCCTATGGCGGTAACGAATCAGCCCTGCTTGATGCCGCAGAACAATACCTCGATCGCGTAGCCGAGAAACGTGCCGGCAGTATCAGTATTTGCAAATCTTTTGACGCCTACCGGGCGTGGGTCATCGTTGAAGCTGGCCACTATGACGCCATACAGCTGCCGGACGGCACGCTGAAAAAACACCCTCGCAGTATTCTTTCGCCAGCATGGACGAATGCGAGTTCCAGGAACTGTACAAAGCATCGCTCGATGTTCTCTGGCGATGGATCCTCTCTCGTTCGTTCAACAGTCTGCAGGACGCCGAGAACGCCGCAAACCAACTTTTAAGCTTCGCGGGGTGATGCCGATGAAACACTCATGGTTTCACCATCTCGAATGCACAACGCAGCAGGCCGAAGAATTGGTAGCGAGATATCGTCAGCGGGGCGTAAAGGTCGAACGAAGCTTAAACCCTGACTTTATGACATGGACCGTCAGCGTGCAATTGGTGGAGGACAAAAATCCGCCGCGGCCAGACTCTCGCTGGCGCAACAGGATGTGGGGGTGAGTATGGCGAACCTACGTAAAGCGGCCCGAGGCCGTGAATGCACAGTACGGATCCCCGGGTACTGCAATGGCAATCCTGAAACCAGCGTACTGGCGCATTACCGCCTAGCGGGTACCTGCGGAACTGGATGTAAGCCGGACGATACACAGGGCGCTATAGCCTGCAGCGCTTGCCACGATCTCATTGATGGCAGAAAGAAAACCACCGATTACACCCGCGACGAACTGCGCCTGATGCACGCTGAGGGGGTAATGCGTACCCTGGAAATCTGGCGGAAAGAGGGACTTATCAAATCATGAAAATCTACGATATCACGCCAATAGGAAAACCCAGGATGACCAGAGCTGATAAGTGGAAGCAGCGTCCAGCAGTAATGCGTTATCGGGCATTCTGTGATGAAGCTCGTCTTCGCAACATTCACCTGCCAGAGTCCGGCGCTCACGTCACGTTCGTCATGCCTATGCCGCAAAGCTGGAGTCAGAAAAAGAGGGCGCAAAACGCCGTACGTCCACATCAGTCAAAGCCTGACTGCGACAACATGCTTAAAGCCCTAATGGATGCTCTCTACGACGATGATTCGCACGTATGGGATTGCCGCATCACCAAAATATGGGGCGAGAAAGGGCAGATCATTATTGGGGAGTCTCTATGACCCTCGATCACTTCATCCAGTACCAGGCGGAAAGCGTTAAGCGCGCCAGCATGCCGCCAGTAGCGAAACATAGTCGTACCAAAACCAATCAGCCACAGAAAGCAGGGGAATCATTGTGAAACTTGAAGCATTACCGAAATTTTTCTCGCCAAAGTCGATGATGCCCGGCGCTGTACCATGTGGGATCACTGCTGAAACACTGACGATTACCGATGTTATGGCAGCTCTTGGTTTGGCAACTTCAAAATCAGCGATAGGCATCGAGCTCTATCTGGCAAAAGCTGGCGTTCTTCATACGGACAACATCATCGCCTTTATCAATGAGCTTGCCACTCAACGCGCCAGCCGGAACCGGCCACTGCAGGCCATGCCGGAACAACAGCGAGAAGCATTCCTGCTCATTATGGCCGAATACGTTTTTCGGGATTACTCGCTTAGCGCCGCAAGCAGGGTGACATGCAGTAGTTGCGCCGGGGACGGGTTCATTGACGCGGAGGTATTCACCAACAAAGTGACCTATCCAGATGGCAAGCCGCCGAAGTGGGTCAAAGTTACGAAGGGGATCTCTCCATCAGACTGGGAGGAAGTTAAAACCATTCGTGAGCAGGTGAAGGTAATCTGCAAAACGTGCAATGGGAAGGGGAGCATCAAGAACGAATGCCGGTGCCGGGGGCGCGGTGAAGTTCTCGATAAGAAAAAATCCAAGTTGCAGGGGCTTCCTGTTTTTAAACAGTGCCCCCGCTGTAGCGGGCGTGGCTATCCCAGATTAAAGGATACCGAGGTATTTAAGGCTCTTGGAGTGACAGAAACTACCTGGCGCAGAAACTTCAAATTGTTCTTCGATCGACTGGTGGAGTATTGCCACGTTGAAGAATCCTTCGCAGAAAAGATGCTCGAACGGGTAACGAGGTGATTTTTCTGAGGGGTATTGCAAACGTGGCGGAAATTGGCTAATCTCGTTTCAACGATGGGTTACTACGCCCATGACGTTACAGATATTAAGACCTCGCCTCGGCGGGGTTTTTTTTGCTTTTAAGGGCTCTTGCAATAATTGCAAAACCTTTACATTCGCACTGTCTTAGCCCCTATAATACTCTCAAAGAACAGAAAATAAGTGGATGGTCTAATGAGTCTTATTGAACTTGAAGGGGCTATTGCCTGGTTCTTTGTTGTTGTTTTTGCAACATTTTTAATTGACCTGTGGTTTAGGCACAAATGATTTCGCTCTTGATGAGTTGAAGTAAGCATAATTCTCAAAAGGCTCGCATCCGCGGGCCTTTTTCGTATCTGCGCCACGCTCGGCGCTAATTAACCACAGAGCCTTTCAGGGGTGAGCCATAGGGAATAGTCAGTGTGACTATCTCTGTGGGCTGATCATTCCTGAGCGCTGGCTCACCCGCTAAAAGGAAAGTCACTATGTTTGGTCTCTTCAAAAAGAAAGCACGTAAAGCCGTTGTTGAAGTTAAGAAAATGGAAAATCGCGATGCGGTTGAGGCGACTGTGTGGGGCGCTTATTCCATTGCGTATGCCGATAGTACCTGCGATGCGAAAGAAATCGCCACGCTGGAAAAAACAATTTCGGCGCTGCCAGCCTTCGCGCCGTTCGCCGGTGAAATCGCACAAATGAGCAGTAATATTCGTGCTCGTTACGAAGCTTCACCACGTTCTGCCAACGCTCAGGCGCTGCGTGAATTGGCTGATGTTGCGGGTACAAATGACGCTGTTGATGTTCTTTGCCTGTGCCTTGATGTTGCTGATAACGACGGTATCGGTGAAGAAGAAGAGAAACAGCTGAAGAAAATCGCTCAGGCTCTCCAGCTTCCTCTGGATCAGTACCTGTGATCGGCAAACTGCGCTGGGCGGCCGCCGGGGTTTTGTTGTTCCTGGTGGTTGCCATCGATTTCACCAGCAAAATGATGTCCATCCTTGCTGATGGCGTGCTAGTGGCTGGGGTTATCGCTTTACTCTGGCCGCTTATTAAATCTAGTGATTAACACTGTGCAAAAGGCATCTTCGGGTGCCTTTGACAGAGTGTTACATATTGACTAACACAAAGTTTACAAATTAGATTAACGGCATGGTGAATCCCCCTGTGCGGAGGGGCGGCCAGTCACTTACAGTGATCTGTAAATGCAGCGCGGGCCATGTCGGCTGGGACATGCCCACCGGGAGGCACCCGGCACCATATGCAATGCTACTAAGCTATTTGGTAGTGGGGTTGCCGTTTCGGCTTCTCCAGCTATGTTTAAAAGGCAGTAACGGAATAATGATCACTCTCCTGGTAAATCGGTAGCTCGGACTATTAGGTGCGTATCGAACCGTTACAGAATCAGAATGCCTACCTTTCTGCCCGCCCGTTAGAGCGGGCTTTTTTTCGCCTGATCAAGGCACTTCAACTAACCAAAAACATTTAAGGGCTGTGCTATTGCGCGGCCTTTTTCATTTCAGGCTCACGGGTGGCTCCGTTTAAGGCTTTTCGCTAAATCAGCCCGATGGGCCTGAACCTTTTCAAACACACAGCGCCATCCGTCATTAACGGAGGTGAGGCTTATGCGAATGCCCTACAAACAAGATTTCATCGCCGCTCTGCTGGCAGCTAAGGAGCAGGGTATCGGCGCAATACTGGCTTTCATCATGGCGTATTTGCGTGGCCGCTATAACGGTGGCGCCATGGCGAAGACGCTGATCGATGCTGTCATGTGCGCGATGATCGCCTGGTTCGTCCGTGACCTTCTCGACTTCATTGGCCTGAGCAGCAATCTCGCCTACATCGCCAGTGTCTTCATTGGCTATATCGGTACTGACTCGATCGGGAGCTTGATTAAAAAAATCGCAGCCAGAAAGGCAGGAGTTGATGATGCTGGAGATCAATAAACAACGTAAAGCGTTTCTGGACATGCTCGCTTGGTCTGAAGGTACAGACAAAGCGGGGCAGCCGACAAAGAACCGAGGCTATGACGTCATTATTGGTGGTTCACTCTTTACTGACTACAGCGATCATCCACGCAAGTTGGTTAACCTGCCAAAGCTGGGTATCAAATCCACCGCAGCGGGGCGCTACCAGCTCCTGTCGAAGTGGTGGGATGCTTACCGCAAGCAGCTCGGCCTGAAGGACTTCTCCCCGGCATCACAGGACCAGGTCGCGCTACAGCAGATTAAAGAGCGTGGCGCTCTGCCGCTTATTGACAACGGGCAGATTCGTCAGGCTATCGACCGTTGCAGCAATATTTGGGCATCTCTCCCCGGAGCTGGTTACGGTCAGTTTGAGCACGAAGCCGACAACCTCATCGCAAAATTCAAAGCCGCTGGCGGCTTCGTCGCTGAAGTTAAATCATGAACCTGAAGGTAAATTATGAACTATCTCATTAACCGACTTAAAGAGCCGTCTACCTGGCGCGGCATTATCCTGGTCATTGCTGGTGTCTTCGGCTATCAGATGCCTCCGGGCGTTCAGGAAACCGTCATCGCTGGCGGCGTAGCGCTGGCTGGCGTTGTTGGCGCGGTGATGCCGGACAGCGTTAAGAAGTAAGCAGGCTAGCAACCGGCAGGGCTACAGAAACCCGCTTTCCTTCAGTTTCTTAACCAATAAGTAATTGGTGATTACTCCAAGAGAAACCCCAACAATCCACGGCACAGATGAATCAAGCATTAGTGAGTTGTTCACGTTAATGCTGCCGGTGATGCAGGCATAGGTATTTGTAAAAGCAAACCATGTAAAAAGTATCTGTTTCATTTGGTTATCTCCATGCTTTCCATCCCAACAATATCCACCTACGAGCCGGTAAAAGCAAATCAGATACAACCGAAAGGGCTACGAAATGAGTGAAGCAAAACCGCAGGACGGCAGCACTGCAAAAAGGCTACCGCACATTAACCGCTGGCGAAATTGAGCGGATGAACCGCCTCAAAGGTGTCAGCCAGCATTTTTGCAGTCTGCTCGATACTGAGCGAGAGGTTACAACGGCTGAAGTTGTCGAGCGTGGTAGTCAGGCCGAAACCGAGAGAGCAGAGGCTTTGCGCTGCATGGCTATCGCGCGCACCAAAATGCAGGAAGCCTGTATGTGGGCATGTCGTGCAATAGCAAGGCCTGATAGCGATTGTTGATGCTGTGACATGTCACAACAAGCCCACCGATACGTTGGCTTTTTTTGTCATCCTATTTGATATCATCACCAATAATAACAATCAGGATGAGATGACAATGAAACAGAAAATTACAGATGCATTTGTTAATTTTACGCATAGCTGGAACGACTTGCTTCACGCTTCCATTGAAAGGAAAATCTCAGACGGTTACGACCTGGCATATCCTAATAAGAATGATTTTGAACACCGCGAGTCCACTACAAAAGCCATGCGAGAGTTTTACTACCAGCGGATGATGAATACGGCCTCGTTGCTGCTCACTGGTGTGTCACTACTGGTGGCATTGTTTGCACTGATCGTTGCGATAGTGGCCATTAAATATTCTTAGGCCCATGGGTCGTACTCGCTGATCACGTTGGGCTGCTTACCGCGGGCAGTAGGAAAGTCTGAGCGTTTCGTCACCCGATATGCGAACGCCAAACGCGTACTGGTTATTAGCGGCGATGATGTGACATGAACTCAAGGGCACGGGCGCAGAGCACTGCGAGAGTGTGGTTGTGTAATCAGGTCATGGAGCTTGCGTATAGACGTTCTCTGCGACACCAGGGTGACTTAGGCCTTCTTACTGGAAGGCGGTAGTTAGAAAGCAGGGATAGTGCCGGTTGACTACCCCTTTTGTGCAGAATTGGGTAAAAGATAATACCTTTTTTTAAAAGTATTTTTATATTTACTCGTTTCTCGCAAGTATGAAACCAGTGAACCCACTGCAACTAAAAGAAGAACTACAGCTAACGCTATCATCAGTATGGTTATCATGTGAGTTAACCCTCCTAAGGACCATGGATATTATGGTTCGCATGAGGGGTAGTGTGGGATTTAAGTGAGAAAATTCCTAACTGGAATTTTTTCTTAATTTGAAACCTGATATGAAACTTTATTGTTGGTTTTGTAATGATTCAATATGAAATGATTAATTATTGTCTGCCAGGATATACAGTTTTCCGAAAGAGGTGTTTTTACTGGTTACATCGGATTGACTATGCACTTATCGCATAGCTAATGTAGATGCGTGGTGAATCCCCCTGTGCGGTGGGGCGACCAGCCAGGTTTTCTCTTTGAGCACACACGCAGGTCTGTTGGCTGGGGCAGACTTACCGGGAGGCACCCGGCACCACAACATACTGCATAACCCCATAAAGGCCTTCCATTACGGTAGGCCTTTTATCTTCTGGTTGTATCTAATACTGTGGGCAGGTCAGCTGGCTTATGCAGGACAGATTATTTTTTCTTGTTGAATGCCGCTTCTGGTGTGCTTATATTCCACCTAAAAATGGGTAGGTGTGTTGTGATTAGAAAATGCTATGCAAGAATGTCTGACCCAGCATCGAATGACAAGCTGACACTGGAAATGCTTGTAACTGACGGTGGGCGTAAGATTTTTATCTGGGATTTTGATAAAGGGGTGGCAGTTTTCTCTGAGGGTATAACAGGTAAGCAGTCTAAATACATAGTGCAAGGTGAAAAGCATGCAGGTCATATCAATCTTATCAGAGATAATACGATTGAGCGCACTATTTATGGGGTTAAGGAGCTCACCTGTGGAAATGGTGATTCCGGTAAATCCTCTCCTGTGTTTTGCTCATTGTGCGAGGGGCAGATACTCATAATCGAATGCCAAAAGGCTTTTATAAGAAAACCATTAAGGCTTGATGAACTCACCTTTGAATAGAACTACTTACGATACATTCCTCATATGTTCGAAGGATATAACATCTCTCAGGTATCCTGCTTCTGGATGCCGGGAATGTGTACCGCTGGTGGGCTGGATTCTTGGAGCCTTTGCCCAGCAGTTTCAGGTGATAAAAAAACCCGTGGAGTAAATCCGACAAATTGACGGGGCGCTGCAGTGGCAGCCAATGTCGGAGTTTAGTCAGATTTCGAGGTGTTTTTCTACTGGTTTTGAGAAAAAATGGATGGTCTGACACTACAGGAAGTGGCTCATCCCTGAGCTCACGGGTAGAACAGTAGACTTTGTCATGGCAGAGCAAAGTCATAAATAAGTGTAGAATGTGTTTCTGATTTAACAAGCTTAGCGAGTGTATGCTTCCTAGATTGTACGTCTGTAACTTTCGTAATATTTCTGCCATTTCAAAATTAAGACATTAGGTAAAACCTGAGGAAATTTAGAGGGTAAGAGAAGCTGTAAACAAAAAAATCTCCTCGCGAAGGAAGGTTTTTCACTTTAACGAAATATATTGTTTGCAATGTGGTTTTTTTAGTTCATCATGCATGCTACATTGAGTTCTTATAAAATGAGCTGCTAATTATGACTGAGTGCAAACTTCCACAACTTCCAGAGTATTATCGATATGGTGCTGAACAAATTAACAAGTTGCCTGGGAGTGGGGATGTTTTTCCTCCTACAGGTAGTATAATAAAGTCAGTAAGTTTAAATGAAGGTGTATTTATTTGTGTTCCGGTGCAGCGTTATATACACGGGTTGAATATTTGGGTTGTAGTTGAATCTTCTTGGTAATGATTTTTGTTTGGTAAGAGTGATTTTTCGTTAGTTTGGTGGTTTCTATTTATTATAAATTCGCTGTTGGAATTTAAAATTGGCATCATTGCAATGCTTTCAAACACCGTAGAAGGATTATGATGCTAGTGCAAAATAATATTTATAATAATTCGGAGTCATATGCTATTCTTTTGTTTAGTATATGGCCTGTCCTTATTGTACTTCTTGTCGTGATATCTTGCGCCTTTTACGGTGTATTGATGCATAAAACTGCAATTTGTTGTTTTCTGTCAGCCATGTTCCTTGGTGTCGCAGGCTGGTTTTATGGATGATCACCAATAGCTCTAATATGAGTCGCTTTTTAGTATAAAGTCAGGGTGTCATTACTTTACCTGGCTTGTAGCGTTGGTTCCCTAAAGTTTGACGATAAAAGGCCCTGTTAATACAGGGCCTTTCTGTATGTATTATTTATCAAAGAGGTAAGACATGTCAGAGATCACCGCATCCGAGCAAATCCGCCTGGATATCATCAAGAAAGTGAATTACGACACCGCAGCGGCGAAGTTAGCCATTGACTGGGTAGGCGACAGCTATCTGAAGTCTGAGCTATTCGCAGACTCCTTTGATCGTGTCTTCACTGAAAGTGAGATTGTCTCGAAGACCCGCAAGGCAATCCAGGAAGCGACCGAAGCGCTGGCGCTGTTTGATACCACCGCTGAGTAATCATCACAAAGGCCACCATTGGTGGCTTTTTTAATGGTTATCGAATAGGGGGAGCCTATGCCGGTATGCACGATTTCAATAGAGGTAAAAAGCCGCTGGTGGCTGCCGTTCTACCTCAAGACTCTGGCTTTATTCTGCCTGATGTTCCAGCTCGAACCTGATTACGAAAAGACAGCCGCACTCATCACTAAGCATGGCATCAGCCATAAAGTGAAGGCGGGACCAGTGCGAAAGATTACGGAGTAATTCATGGCAAAACCGGACTGGGGCGAGCTTCAGCAACGGTTCCTGTCCGATCATGCCGCAACCGGCGTATCACCGAAGGATTGGTGTGAAGCGCAGGGACTGAATTACGCTACTGCCCGCCGATACATCAAGAAACCCACAGCGCAAACTGCGCAAAAACCTGCGCAGAAGAAATTGCGCACTGCGCAAAAGGAAAAGTGCGCAGAAGAGCTGGTGGATGATGATGGCCTCACCGATCAACAGCGTTTATTTGTCGCGGAATACCTGAAGGACAACAACGCCACGCAGGCTGCTATCCGTGCCGGGTACAGCAAGAAGACAGCGAATGAGCAGGGCGCAAGGCTGTTAGCAAAAGTTAGTATTGCGCAGGCCATTGCGCAGCAGCAGAAAGCATCCATTGTGCGCACGCTTGGAAGTGCTGATGAAGTGCTTGAGCAGATGTGGCACCTGGCCACCTTCGACGCCAACCAGCTATCACAGTATCGCCGCGGGAGTTGCCGCTATTGCTGGGGCTTCGGTCACCAGTACCAATGGCGTGATGCTGTTGAGTACGAAGAGAAGCGGCTCGAAGCGCTTGAACGTAAACGTCGAGAACCTTTGGATGATGGCGGATACGGCTACGACCACACCAGCGCACCTAACCCGGAATGCCCTCGCTGTAATGGTGATGGCATCGGCCAGCCTTTCTTCGCTGATACACGCAAGCTGGCGCCTGATGCTGCGCTTGCCTATTCCGGCGTTAAGCTCGGGAAGAATGGCGTTGAGATAACCGCTATTAGCCGCGAGCGAATGTACGAGGCGGTGATGAAACGGCTCGGCCTGGCTGATAGCGAGTTCGCCCAGCGTCTACAGCAGATAGAAATTGAGCGCCGGCAACTGGAGGTCGAAAAATTACGCAAAGAGCTGGCTGCTGACCCGGAGGATGACGAACCAACGCCAGTTGCGATCAATATCAACGTAGTCGACGCACGAGTGAGGGAAGAGGATGGCGATAGCACCGACGCTTAACATCCCTCAGGCCAAATTCCTTGCGATGCAGTACAAATTTAAGGCCTATGTCGCCGGCTTCGGTTCTGGCAAGACGTGGGTCGGCTGCGGTGGTATCTGCAAAGGGATGTGGGAACACCCCAAAATCAACCAGGGTTACTTTGCGCCAACGTATCCGCAGATCCGTGACATCTTTTATCCCACTGTTGAGGAGGTGGCCCACGACTGGGGGCTGAATGTCAAAATCAACGAGGGAAACAAAGAGGTTCACTTCTACGCCGGGCGCCAGTACCGAGGAACGACGATTTGCCGCTCGATGGAGAAACCGCAAACCATCGTTGGTTTTAAAATCGGTAATGCGCTGATTGATGAGCTGGACGTAATGCCCGCCAAGAAGGCGCAGTTAGCCTGGCGAAAAATCATTGCTCGTATGCGTTACAACGTGGCCGGTCTTCGTAACGGGATCGACGTCACCACGACGCCGGAAGGGTTTAAATTCGTTTATCAGCAGTTCGCAAAGGCTGTACGCGATAAGCCTTCGCTCTCAACGCTCTACGGCCTGGTGCAGGCCTCGACGTTCGACAACGAAAAGAATCTGCCGCCGGACTATATCCCGTCGCTGATGGAGTCATACCCGCCGGAGCTGATCAAGGCTTATCTCCGTGGCCAGTTCACCAATCTGACCAGCGGGACGATTTACCATCAGTTTGACCGTAAGCTGAATAACTGCCGGGAGGAAGAACAACCCGGTGAGCCGCTGTATATCGGTATGGATTTCAACGTCGGGAAGATGGCCGGGGTTGTTCATGTGTTACGTCTGGGGCTTCCGTTTGCGGTGAATGAAATTGTGAAGGCTTACGACACCCCTGACATGATCCGCATCATCAAAGAACGGTTCTGGCTGTACGACGGCAACGATTATCGCAAGGTGCGGGAAATCTATATTTACCCGGACGCTTCCGGCGATTCCCGTAAATCCAGCAATGCCAGCGCCACTGATATCGCTCAGCTTAAGCAGGCCGGCTTCAATGTGGTTGTTAATGCATCAAACCCGCCAGTGAAAGACCGCATCAACGCGATGAATGCCATGTTCTGCAATGGTAACGGTGAACGTCGCTACAAAGTGAATGTAAAGCGGTGCCCGGTGTACACAGAATCGCTTGAGCAACAGGTTTGGGGCGAAAACGGTGAGCCGGATAAAACGGCGGATAACGATCACCCTAACGATGCCGGTGGGTATTTCATTGTGAAGCAATTCCCGATCATCAAACCGACTGGAAAAGTCACCCAATTGCGGATGTAAAACCATGCCTGATATTTCAACGCCCAACCTCGACTATAACGACATGGTTGAGGCATGGGATATTAATGATGCGCTGATGGGCGGCACGCTGGAAATGCGCCGGCAGGGCAAGAAGTATCTCCCGAAATGGCCGAACGAAGATCCTGAAAGTTATAAGGAGCGTTTGGCTTCGGCAACGTTACTCCCTGCCTATGAAGAGGCCATTAAACAAAACATCGGGCGAGTGTTTGCTGAGCCGACGGTACTGAGTGAGGATTCTCCTGAACAAATACGGGAGCTGTCGCCAGATATTGATATGGAAGGAAACCGGCTCGATGTCTGGGCACAGCAATTTTTCAACATCGGATTCCAGTATGGTCTGGTACATGCGCTGGTGGATTTCCCGAAAATTGACCGGGAGGCAGTAAAAACTAAAGCCGACGAAAAAGCCGCGGGATCCCGCCCGTATGCCACGATGCTTAATCCTCGCCAGGTCATCGGCTGGAAATCGAAAGTGGTTAAAGGGAAAGTGGTGCTGACTGATCTGCGTATCAGAGAGGTCATCATTGTTGATGGCGATGATTATGGGCAAACGAAAGTTGAGCAAATACGCCATATCATGCCGGGCAAGGTTGAAATTTATCGCCGAAATAAAGGTGATAACGGCGAAAGCCAGTGGCAGATTCACGACGAGTGGGAAACCAGTCGCGATGATATTCCCCTGGTGACGCTTTATACGAAACGCACAGGCTTTATGCGCGGTTCACCGCCACTGCTTAATCTCGCCTTACTGAATATCAAGCACTGGCAGAGTCAGAGTGAACAGGACAACATCCTGCATGTCGCTCGCGTGCCGTTGCTGGTGGCTTACGGTCTGGCTGATGGCGAAACGTTGACGATAGGTTCTTCCTCTGCGACTCGTTTCGATGACCGCCAGCGGCAGGGACTGGAATATGTCGAGCATACCGGGGCTGCGATTGAAGCCGGTAAGATTTCCCTTGAAGATCTGGAAAACCAGATGCGTCAGGCCGGCGCAAAACTGCTGCGCGCGGAAAACACATCGACTAAATCCTTAGACCAGACTCACGAAGAGCGGATGCAGGAGAATTCACCTCTCTACACCATGGCAAGCTCGCTTGAGGATGCGCTCGATAATATCCTGCAGATTATGGCGGAATGGCTGGGCGAGATAGAGGGTGGCAATGTCGATGTACGCACCGAACTGGATGTTTCAGCCCAGACGTTTGATGCCGCAGCTGCAACAGCTGTTCAGTCGCTACGTCAGGGGGGTGATATACGTCAGGTCGATGCTGTTCGCGTTTTGCAGGCCCTCAAATTTATCGATCCGGATGCGAAGCCCGAAGAGGTAATCGACGAGCTGCGAAATCAGCAGGTCACGCTGGCCGGCGGACTGAGTAACCCGGGTGGTGCAAATGGCAACGGCGAATGACAAGCTTCAGGATGAATCGATAGCGCATGCGATATGGATAGCGCGGTACAGCACCAGCGTTGCAAACAGGATGATAAAAATCCTGAATGACAGCGATGCGGAACTGACAGCCAGATTGCTGGTAGCGATGGATAGCCTGGATGCTGACAGCTTTACCGTGTCGCGACTGGAAGCGCTGCTCGTTAGTGTCAGAGCTCTCAATCGCGAGGCTGTGCAGTCAATGTACGCGGGACTATCTGATGAGCTGCTGCAACTCGCTCAGCACGAAACAGGCTTTCAGCTGAGCCTGTTCCAGTTTGCGATCCCCGATGATGTGCTATCGCTTCACCCGCTGGTGGGCATTTCACCGGATGCCGTTTACGCAACTGCGATGGCACAGCCATTTCAGGGGCGCCTGCTTTCGGAGTGGGCAGATAACCTTGAAGCTGACAGGATGGCAAGAATTTCCAATACAGTGCGGCAGGGTTTTCTCCTGGGCGATACGTATGAGCAAATCGCCAGAAAGGTCCGTGGTCATGCTAACCGTGGTTATCAGGATGGCGCGCTGCAGATGAGCCGAACCAATGCCGGCAGTATTGCAAAAACGGCTGTGGGGCATCTTGCTTCTACGGCCAGGAAAAGCTTTGCAGATGCGAACGATGACATTTTGAAGGGTAAGCAGTGGTTATCCACTTTGGATAACCGTACATCAAAAGACTGTCGGATTCGCGACCGCCTCAAATACACACTGGATAACAAGCCGATCGGCCATAAGGTGCCGTATCTGCAGGGACCCGGGAAAATCCATTTCTGCTGTCGCAGCGTCGAAACCTACATCCTGAAATCGTCTGATGAGCTGGGTATTGCTGTAGGGCAAATTTCAGATAGCTCACGTGCCAGCATGGACGGGCAGGTGCCTTCGGATACCGATTATCAGGGATGGTTCTCGCGCCAGTCGTTCACGCGACAGTCCCAAATCGTTGGCGTAACCCGGGCCCGGCTGATTCGTGACGGCGGCATGTCGCCCGATGACTTCTACAACGACAAGGGCGAATGGCTGACTCTGGAGCAACTGCGTAACCTGGATGCTCAGGCGTTCAGTAACGCCAGATTTTAAAGCTTTTTAAGTCTTCAATCAGGCTGCCTCCGGGCGGCCTTTTTTATTGCCGTGATCCGGATGGTGAGCGGTGCAACGGTCGGATGACCACCGAAAAGGTAACCACATGAAACTGAAAACAGTCGAAGTTAACGGCAAAAGCTATGCAGAAGTCGATTCCAGCGGTTTACCCGTCTACGTCCACGATGACGGCCAGGAAGTTGGTTTTGATGCTGTGCAGGCCGTTGGGAAAATCTCCTCTCTGAATGGCGAGGCAAAATCTCATCGTGAAGCCAAAGAAGCTGCTGAAGCCGGTCTGGCTAAGTTTGCCAAAATCGGCGATCCGGCAAAGGCGCTCGAAGCGCTGGAGATGATGACTAAAATCGACCAGAAAAAACTGATCGACGCAGGCGCCGTTGATCAGGTTAAAGCGGATATCACCAAATCATTCCAGGCCCAGCTTGATGAAGCTACTCAGCGTGCGACGACCCTTGAAGGCCAGCTTTATCAGGAAATGATCGGCGGCCGGTTCTCTGGCTCGAAATTCATCGCAGATAAAGTAGCAATTCCGGCAGATCTGCTTCAGGCGCGGTTCGGTCAGTCCTTCAAAGTCGAGGACGGCAAAGTCGTTGCCTATGATGGCTCTGGCAACAAAATTTACTCCCGCTCGAAGCCGGGCGAACTGGCGGCCTTTGATGAGGCGCTGGAGTTCCTGGTGGAGCAGTACCCACAGAAAGACCACATTCTGAAGGCCAGCGGCAACCAGGGAGGCGGCTCTCGCCAGTCTCAGCATTCACTCGGGCAGAAAACGATGAAACGCGATGCGTTTACCAGTTTGAGTCCGACAGATCAGCAATCAACTCTCAAAGACGGTATCACCATCGTCGATTAATTTTTTGCCAGCCGCCGGATGGCTGCTGGTGCCGGAGCTGGATAGCTCAACCAACCCTATATTTTAATCTTCAAGGAATCTATACACATGGCTAATACGCTTACCGGGTTGATCCCGACTATCTTCACGGCTCTGGATACCGTATCTCGCGAACAGGTCGGTTTTATCCCGGCTGTATCGCGCAATGCTAAAGCTGATGCGGCGGCGAAGGACCAGACTGTTACTGCGCCGGTTGCGCCACCGGCAACCACTGTTGATATTACCCCGGGGGCTACTGCGCCAAATGACGGCGACCAGACGATCGGCACCGTTGATGTCAAAATCACCAAATCAAAAATGGCCCCGGTCAAATGGAACGGTGAGGAACAACTGGCACTGGGGCCCGCAGGGACATACAACACCATCCTTGCTGATCAGTTTAAGCAGGCTTTTCGCGCGCTGGCTAATGAGATGGATGCAGATCTCGCGGCTCTGTATTTCGCATCCTCCCGTGCTGTTGGTACGGCCGGCACCGCTCCTTTCGGTATTGCAGGTGATTTGTCGGATGCGGCCAATGCGCGCCAGGTTCTCTCTGACAACGGTTCGCCGACAACTGATCTGCAGATGGTTCTCGGTTCTTCGGCTATCGCAAACCTCCGCGGTAAACAGTCTGTTCTGTTCAAAGTAAACGAATCCGGTACTGATGCGCTTCTGCGCGAAGGTATCGTGGGGCGACTGGAAGGTTTCAATATCCACGAATCCGCACATGTTAAGAAACGCGCTGCATCTCCGGCTGCCGGATACCTGGTGAATGGAGCAAAAGCTGAAGGCGATATTCTGATTGCCATTGATACCGGCACAGGTGCTTTTGCAGCAGGGGACATCGTGACGTTTGACGGGGACAGCAATAAATACCTTGTTGCTGCTGCGACGGCCACAGCAATCACCCTGGCTGCTCCTGGCTTACGTCAGGCACTGGCCGACAACACCGCTATTACCGCTGGTGGCGCCTACACCGCAAACATGGCGTTTGATCGCAATGCATTCCTGCTTGCATCCCGAACCCCGGCAATGCCGCAGGGCGGCGATACTGCGGATGATGTGATGAACGTTACTGACCCGGTATCTGGCGTCACTTACCAGGTAGCACTGTACCGCCAGTATCGCCAGGTGCGTTACGAAGTCGGTTTGTCCTGGGGCGTAGCTGCAGTTAAGTCGGCGCACTCAGCGTTGTTGCTGGGCTGATAAACAGGGGCTTCGGCCCCTTTTTTAGTGGAGGGCTAATGGCCGGATTAACAAAAGAGCAGCGCGCCCAACGAGCTGCTGAGCAAATTGCGTCTACGCAGGCGGATAACAACGAACCCGTATCGACCACATCGCAGCTGGTGGCGATGGTTACCGATTTCCCGGCATTCCCGGGTGCGCCCAATACCGCCAACGTTCACCCTGATGAAGTGGAGAACTGGAAGGCGCACGGCTGGAAAGAAATGGAGTGATGCATGGTTACGTTCATCACCGTTGGAGATGTCGATTCGATTCTCGGTGCCACCTGGACAGATGAAAGCAAAAAAGCCAAATCTGTGCTGATGGCTAATACCTGGATGAATGGACTTAACCTGAAAATGCCGTGCGATAAGGCAACTCAAGAAATCATCATTCCTGACGATGTGAAGCAGGCTGGCGCCTATGCAGCGCTAGCAGCCTCGAATGGTGGTCTTTATCAGCAGAAAACCGATTCTGGTGTGTTGCTGAGTAAGACGGTTGACGCTGATGACGTTTCTGTTTCAAAGACCTTCGCAGAACTCGCTACCAACAGCTCTGCATTGCTTGATTCTGACCTGCAGCTGGCGCTGGCCATGCTAAAGCCCTATGGCGTTAGTCAGTCTCAGGTACGGCTGGTAAGGGGGTGATATGCAAAACACTGATGTGCATTATGCCGGTGACGGGCTCGGCCCTCGCGATGTGTTTGTGAATGGAAACCCGATCAGACATGTCGTTTACGCAAACCCGGCAAAGGGCGTTGTTGAGTTTGCTCCGCTTCCGCTGAGGGTTAAACGCAACGGCGAAATCTATACCAGGAAACTGCGTGGTAACGTCCTGGTACTTTTTACTGGCGGATATGTTTCTAACAATATCCCGCTTCAGCGTTTTGGTGAAAAAGGCATAGAGGAGGTAGACCGTGGGTATCCGCGACGAACTCCAAACTGAAGTCGCCGCAGCCTTCGATACAGACCTGCAGGATGCGGTTAAGGCGTTCACCGGCAGTTACACCGTTCGTGGTGCATGGGATCCGGTAACGGAAACCGGTAACGAAATGGTGGTGGACTATTCAGGGCGCGGTGTTCTGGCTCGTTACAAACTCCGCCGTATCGATGGTGTTAACATATTGCATGGTGACGTGAAGCTAACCGCCCTCGTCAACGAGGTGAATGACAAGCCAGCCGTCGGGCATATCATCACCGCACCGGATCCGGTTACGGGTGAGCTTCAGCGCTACGAGGTCATCACCGCTTCTGCCGACTCTGCTGGCGCTGCGTACTCCATTCAGCTGCGGAGGGCGTGATATGGCTAAGGGCTGGAACATTGACCCGGCGGCCTTTGCCGGGCTGGTGGCCGAAGATGTCAAACTCCGCCAGCGGACAATCGCCATTCAATTGCTGAATGAAATCGTTCAACGTTCGCCGGTAGGAAACCCGGAGCTGTGGGCCATCAACGCGACCGCAGTTCAATACAACAAAGCGGTAGGTGAGTGGAACGAGTCTCTTTATGCCGATCCTGCCAACCTGACAAAGACTGGCCGCCTCAGAAAGAAAGTCCGTGTCAATGACAGCATGGATATCAGGCGCCCGGCCGAGTATCGCGCAGGAACCTTTCGGGCATCGCATTTTGTCAGTATCGGTTCGCCGGATTACTCTGTTCCGACTGAGCCGGATCCTCGTGGGACAATGACGTTTCTTAATGGCAAAAACATCATTGACCAGGCGCCAGCCTACTCGGTGATTTACATCCAGTCGAACCTGCCTTACTCCGTGCCTCTGGAGAATGGCCACTCAACGCAAGCGCCGACAGGCGTCTATGCCGTCTCGTTTAATGGTGTGATTCAGGCCTACAAATGACCCTTACAGAAATCAGAAACGCTGTCATTTCCCGAATGGCGGCACAGACCGCTATTGCCTCTGATGCGGTGGATTATCCCAATGGTCCGGTATTTGACCCCAGTAACCGCGATATCTGGGCCCGCCTCACCAACATTGCAGGGCAGGCAGGCGCAATCGAGATCGGGAATGGGCCGGTCGTGCACAGGACAGGTTTACTCATCATTCAGCTGTTTGTTCCGGTCGGCGCCGGGACGCTGCTTATCTCCCGGACGGCCGATCAGCTAACGGAGCTATTTGAGTTCAAGGACGACGGAAAGCTGAGTTATTTCGCTGTTTCTGCTGTGCCGGCTGGTGAGACCGATGGCTGGTTACAGCTCAATCTTCAAATTCCTTATCGCGCTCTGTAGCGCACAAAAACAGGAGGCTCCTGTGAGCTCAGGTGCAAAAGTAGTAGCCGCGTTTATTCGCGAGACAACGCCAGGAATCACACCTTCAGCAGGGGCGTGGAACCTGCTGCGTCGTTCTTCATTTGGTCTGAAACCAACGCAGAATACCAACGACAATGACGAAATCGCTGGTGACCGCATGGCGCAGGGTGTTTCACGCGGCACAGTGGATGTCGGCGGCGATGTCGGTACGCGGTTTCGCTGGAATCAGCACGATGCCTTTCTGGCGAGCTGCTTTGGTGCGGAATGGGTGGATAACGTTCTGACCATGGGCAATGGCCGCATCACGTTCTCAGTGGCTTCCTATGCCGAGGATGTGGGTATCGCCCAGATCGCCCGCGGCTGTCAGGTGGCGACCCTGCAGATCGAAATCCCGAATGATGGTGACATCACTGCTACGGTCACGTTTGCTGGCCTGGACTGGGAAACGAAAGGTGACGATACCAGCTTCTTTAGCGCGCCGGTCGATAATGCCGGGGCGTTGCGCTATTCGTTCAAAGAGGTAACAGCCCTCAGCCTGAATGGTGTAGCTGGTGGTAATGGTTTCTGTGTCGATACATTCAACATCCAGTTCGACAACAATATGCAGACCCAGCGTTGCATAGGTACCGGCTCGGCGTTCGCCGGCGCGAATATTCCGACAACCTTTACGCCGTCCGGGCAGATCACGCTTTCTTGGTCAAAAGCTGCGTGGGAGCTCTATAAGAAAACGTTCACCGGCGAAACGGTGCCGTTTAGCTTTACGCTGGAGAATGCTGAAGGCGCATATACCTTCTATTTCCCGGAAGTGCAGATCTCCGGCGACTGGCCGGATGCGGGGAGCACTGACATTGTTCAAGTTCAGCTGGATATCACCGCGGCCAATACTCCGCCAACTATCACTCGCGTCCCCAAAGTGCCGGCGACGGCGATCAGCGTTGCGCCGGGCACTTCAACTGGGGCCGTGGGTTCTACGGTGACGTTAACCGCCACGCTTACCCCAGCTGATTCAACTGATACCGTCGAGTGGACGTCATCGGATCCGACTATCGCCAGCGTGGTTTCTACCGGACAGAAAACAGCGAAGGTCACGCGTAACGCAGCCGGTACTGCAACCATCACCGGTAAGGCCCGCACCTTTACGGCAACGACTGAAATCACCGTTACCGCGCCTTAATTTACCTGGCCCGTTCTGCTGAGCATCGCGGATCGGGCTTCACTATGGAGTTATTATGCTGATTGTTACCCCAAAAATTGATTTAAATGGCGAGCGCTGGTTTTATCCTTACAAAAAGCCAGAAGGCAGCAAAAAGGAATTCTCGCCGGAAGAAGAATCGCTGTTCAAACTTCGCCTGCTGGTGGCCAGCAGCGAGAATCCGCAATATCGCTCACGTAACGCGCTGGTGCGCCGCCACATCGATAAGATGGACGCAGGTTATAAGGTGGGGACAACGGATTTTAATCTCGCCAGCGTGGACGATATCGACTCTGTTGATGACCTGCTGATCGATAACGCCGCTCGGTTCCTGCTGAAAGGCTGGGAGGGAGTAGGTCAGTTAGTCGACGGCATAGAGGTTGCTCTCGACTACACCCCAGAACTTGGGGCCGCCATGCTGAAACAGCACCCGGCGCTATACTGGCTGATACTGGCTGAGGCGGCAAACATTGCTGAGGGTAAGGAGCAGCAGACTCAGGAAACCGTAAAAAAGCTATAGAGGCCCAAAAGTGGCTAAAGGAATTCGCCGGCGAACAGGGCGAGAAAGCAAAGTGGCGCAGGGAGAAGCTAAATCTCCCGCCCATTCCAGAGCCTGAAATCGATGCAGTCACTGGAGAGATCCTCAACGCTTACGCCATGATATCGCGCGGCAGAAAGTATGCCGGCATGGCCGGAGTGCCGCTCCCTCTATCCCTGAACGATATTGAGCTTTACCTGGCATCGTGCACCATCCTGATCGACCGCATTGAGTTTGATGCAGCAATACTGGCCCTTGATGATGCATGGAGGGCTGAGTGGGCGAAGGAACAGGAAAGAAACAGCAAGAAGAAATAAGCCTTGGCACAGTCCGGGGCTTTTTTATAACCGCAACAAATCGCATGTCCTGATGTGAGGGCTGCGAAAGTCGCCAGATAGAAAACTTGATGCGAATCTGATTTTCATAATTACACGGTGAGTTAACGACTGTAACAGTGATATAGTGATTTTTATTCGGCAAAGGGTGCTTGCAAAATATGTCATTAAAATTACTAATATTAACCTCTATTCTTGGCTTAACTGCTTGTGGTTCAAACAAGGCCATAGAAACTTTCAAGGGTACTCCGGGTACTGCAGGGATGGCATATTGCGTACGTGCATTATGGCAGTATGATGCTATTGAGAATAACCATCCGACTGGCACTATACGTATTGTGGAAAACCGTGGAGGTACTGGTAGTTTTTACGTGTTTGATGATAAAGGTGAAGAGTTGGTATCTGCTACAGGAACTTATGGTTTTTGGCCTGGTGAAAAACCTAAAGATATCGACATTACTTTTTATATTCCTAAAGATAAATCGTTAACGGCATTGGGTAAACGCAGACTGGGGTTGAGTAAAAAGTGTGCTGCACTACCTACTAAAGAGCGTGATGACACATTCCTTCCTACTGTGTTATGTACAGATCAGACTGCTTGCAGTTTCAGGAAAAATCTTCCTGAAAATAGTCAAACAACACAATAAATCACTAGTGGGTTTGTATCTATTTAGTCTGTAATAGATTCCGGTTTTGGAAAAGAAAAAGTTATTTATCACTTAAAACCCGCTTTATCGGCGGGTTTTTTATTGCCCGGAGAAAGGTAAATGGCAGAACAAGAATCACGGCTAGCGATCGTTCTTGATAGCTCCGGGGCAGAGAAGCAGGCTGATAGTCTAACAGTTGCGCTTGATAAAATGACTCAGTCCGGGGATAAGGCTGTGGCCACTATCACCAAAGTTTCCCGCGCTACCGATGAGGAAAAAGAAGCCCTAAATAAATTGCGTGCAGCCATTGATCCGGTTGGTGCTGCAATTGATACCGTGGGACGTCGCTATAGTGAGCTGAAAAAATACTTCGATAAAGGGCTCATTGACGAGGAAGAGTTTCGCACTCTCTCCAAAATGCTGAATGATACGACCGATGAGTTAAGCGGCGTTGCACAAGCTCAACGAGAAGCAGAAAAGGCCAGCAAACTGGCTGCCGTGCAGCAGGAGGCCCAGACACAGGCATTCCAGAGGATGCTGGATAAAATTGATCCCGTATCCAGCGGCCTGAGAGGGTTAAAAGAACAGCAGAAAGAGATTTATCTTGCTGCTCAACGAGGTGATTTAAGCCTCGAACAATATGATGCCTACAGTCAAAAAATTGCTGATGCTCGCAAGGAGCTAACTGGAGAAGCCCAAGCCCAGCGCGACGCAGAAAAAGCTGCGGCTGATGCAATTAAGCAACAAGAGGCTCAAGCCCAGGCATTTCAGAGGATGATTGACCGCATTGACCCCCTGTCAGCGGCTCTGAAAAATTTGGATCAACAGCAAGCGGAACTATCCTCTGCACTATCGTCAGGGAAAATAAATACCGCCCAATTCGACACCTACAGCAAAAAACTGCAGGAGACTCGCCGGGAGATTACTGGAGCTGCTCAGGCAGAACGCGAGGCAGCCAAGGCCCACGACGAGCAGGTTGCCGCATTGCGTCGCCTTGAGGCCCAAATAGATCCCGTAGGTGAAGCATTCCGTCGCCTGAACGAGCAACAGCGCCAGCTTGATACAGCCAAAACATCCGGGATGCTTTCGCCCCTGGCTTACGATCGCCTCAACAGCAAACTTGCAGAATCCCGCGATGCCCTGGAGAAAACCCAAGCGCAATTGGGTAAAACAGGCCAATCTGCAGCTCAGACTGCCAATGCTATGCGCATGATCCCTGCTCAAATGACAGATATTATTGTCGGCTTATCTACAGGTCAGTCGCCATTCATGGTGCTCATGCAGCAGGGCGGGCAGTTGAAAGATATGTTCGGCGGTATTGGCCCCGCGATTAAAGGTGTTGGCGGGTATGTGCTGGGGTTGATTAATCCTGTCACTCTAGCTGCCGCGGCTGTTGGTGTTCTTGGGCTGGCCTACTACAAAGGTTCTCAGGAGCAGGACGAGTTCTATAAGTCGTTGACCCTTAGCGGTAATCTGGTTGGTAAAACCACAGGGCAACTAGCAGATATGGCCGCTCGGGTTTCAGTAGTTGCCAACTCAACCACTGGCGTGTCCGCAGCCACACTCAACCAGATAGTTTCATCTGGGAAAGTGGCTGGAGATTCTCTGGAACGCGTGACAATCGCTATTGTTAAGATCAGTGATGCGACGGGTATTGCTACAGAAAAGTTGGTGAGCGACTTCAACGATCTTGCTGCTGATCCAGTAGCGGCTATAACCAAACTTAACGACCAATACCATTTTCTGACACTGGCAACCTACAACCAGATTAAAGCGCTACAGGATGAAGGTAATCAGCAGGATGCTGCACGGGTGGCTACTGATGCTTACGCCAATGCCATGCAGCAGCGTGCGAATGATATTCATCAGAATCTTGGTCTTCTTGAAAGTGCATGGGATTCGCTGGGTATAACGGCCAAAGGCGCCTGGGATGCGATGCTCAATATTGGGCGTGAACAAACACTAACGGATAAACTTGCCACCTTAAACGAAAATATTGCTGAAGCCCAAAAAGGGCAAAAAGATGGTGGGTTCTGGAACAGTTTTAGCGCGAGGTTTACCAACCTCCCGGAGATGATAAAACAGAGAGATTTGCTCGAATCAGTTGCCAATCTTCAGGGGGATGTAACCAAAGGACAGGCGAAGGCTAAGGAAGCCGAACAGCAAAGAATTAAAACGCAGCAGGAAGCAGATCGCGTTAACCAGCAATATCTGAGCAATGCGGATAAGCGCAATAAAGCTATTAAGCAGCAAAGCGAATTCCTGAAGGCTGGTGCAATTACTGCAGAGCAATATGCAAAAAATGTTTCTCGCATTAACGAGATGTACAAAGATCCGAAACCACCCAAGACGCCAAAGGGTAAAGCATATACCGAGGACGCAGCAACCCGGCTGCTTGATCAGATAAACCAGCAGACTGCTGCCATGCAGTCCCAGCTGGATGCCAGTGACAAGCTTAATAGCGTGACACAGGCTCGGATCAAGTTCGAGCAGCAGATTGCTGACCTCAAATCTAAAACGCAGCTCACCGCTGACCAGAAGTCGATCCTTTCCCGTTCAGATGAAATCCTCCAGGCGTATAAGCAGCAGGAGGCACTGCAAAATTCCGTAAAAACCCTGGACGATTATCGGAAGATGCAGGAACAGGTAAAGACGAAGGATGAGCGGACCAACGATCTGCTTAAAACCCGTCTTGAACTGCTGGAGAAGGCCAAAGCAACCGGGCAACTAAAACCCGGTGAATATGAAAAAACGCGGGCAGATATTTATCAAAACACCGATATGCAACTGCCCTCGACGGTTCGTAATGTTGTAGGAAACCTGACACCCACAGGAGGGCGACTCTCTGGAACTTTTGAGGGGATGCAGGGGCAAATCAACGAGTATGACCAAGCTCAGCAAGAGCTCCAGCGCTGGCTGGCAGCTCAGGAGGAAGCTTATGCGAAGGCCGGCGAAATAACTGCCGAGGGTGAGGCCAGAATGACCTCGATTCGTCAACGTGCAGCGGATGCAAATCAGGTCATAGAGGCTCAGAAAAACACCATCATATCTGCGGCCACGCAGTCCTTGTTTGATAGCACCGCTGAAATCATGCGAACGGGGTTTGGTGAGCAATCGGCAATCTACAAGGTCGCTTTTGCTGCGAGCAAGGCATTCGCTATCGCGGACTCGATGGTGAAAATCCAGCAGGCTATAGCAAGCGGTGCAGTAAGCGCGCCTTATCCGGCCAACATCATCGCTATGGCCTCAATCGCTGCGCAGACTGCCAGTATCGTCTCAAATATCCAGGCTGTTTCAGGAGTTGGCTTCGCCTCCGGCGGTTACACCGGCCCCGGTGGTAAGTATCAGCCCGCGGGTATTGTTCACAAAGGTGAGTACGTCTTCGACCAGGCTTCAACGAACCGGATCGGCGTGTCTCAGCTTGAGGCACTTCGAAATGGCCAACCGCTTGATGCAACTCTGGGGCGTACAGGGTTTGGTACTGGTGTTCAGAACGTTAACAGCGATAACCGTAGGCAAACAACTATACACGCGCCGATTAATCAGGAGTTTCATCTCCAGGGTATTACTCCGGAGCAGTTGAGCGCTACACTCAATCAGAATAATCGACTGCTTTCCAGGCAGTTAAAAGGTGAACTCACAAAGGAGGTTACCATGCCACAAGGGGCTTTTGGTAACGCTCTAAAAGGAAACTATACACGACACGGTCCTAGGTAAGCTAAACTGCATTAGCTGAGACTTGATTAGGTAGGTAAGTCTAACAATCTGAGTAGGTGCAAGAAAACACAAGGATCTTATTAATGGAAGCGTTGTTAACATTTACATTTAAAGACTTTATAGCTTTTATGATTCCTCTTTTTATTGGCGGACTTATCTTCAATAGGAGACGTAAACGTAAGGAGGTCCGAGTGAAGTTTTCATTTCTTTGGCTTGTTTTGATAGTCGGTGGAATTCTTGAAATATGCGATGATATCTACACAACTTATTCCTATAGGCATAATCACTTATATAATAATGATACGCTTACAACCGTGTTTAACTATGATTTTGCAAAAATTGTTTTTTGTGGGGTTTTGATTTTTGTTTCTATTGCGCTTCTTCTTCAGGAGTTGCTTTTAAATAAGCAGTCACATTGACGAATATTGCCTGTCGGCACATTGCCCTTTTTTATTTTGATATGGGGCTGTGCCGAAACAATGTAAGCTCAAATTAAAGTCAATAAAATTAATATATTGATAATGCTGTTTTTTTTGATTTCTTTTAGCTCTTGAGGTGAGTTGATAAATATATCGCCTTGTGTGTTTGTTTCGATTTAATAAGATTTTTATCTTCGTTAATATGAACTAAAAAATCAGAGATTTCTTCGATTCCATCGTGCTTTATTCTGAAATGTATACCCTCCTGAGGTTAATGGTGAAATTTTATTCGAGATACTTTACCGGGAGACTGCATGACTGATATCTACTACCCACATGACAGCCTCCCTATGCCATTACAGGAAGGATACGGATTTCAGCCTGTAAGCCCGTTAAAACGAACCCAGTTAACCACCGGTCGCGCGAGGCAAAGGCGAGCTTTTACGTCCACGCCGACGCAGGCCAGCATCACCTGGTTTATGGAAACCGATGCGCAGGGCCTGGCGTTTGAGTCCTGGTTCCGTGATGCGTTATCTGACGGGGCTGCATGGTTCATGATGAAGTTGCAGACGCCGTCAGGCATTAAGTTTTACAAATGCCGCTTCACAGATATTTATCAGGGACCGGTGCTAGTGGCCCCGATTTACTGGAAGTACACGGCGACGCTTGAATTATGGGAACGCCCCCTTGCTCCTGCCCCATGGGGTAATTACCCGGAATGGATCGTCGGCAGCTCACTGCTGGATATTGCGCTGAATAAGGAGTGGCCAAAGCATGACGCAGATTAAACGCCTCTACGCCAGCAGCGGGCCGGAGGTGATCATTGAGACGCTGCAGATCACCATTGGTTCTAATGTCCATTACCTGTGCCAGGGTTACGAGGATATTACGGCAACGACGGAGAACGGCGATACCGTAACGTTTTCAGCCTGTGCGATAGACATTGCGCTGCCGGCGCGCAATGCGGACGGCACGCAGGACCTCAAATTTGCCTTGTGCAATATCGATGGTGTTGTGTCCACGGCGATCCGCAATGCGCTGGCTAACCGTCTGTCTGCATTTCTGACGTACCGGCGTTATATCTCCACGGATTTAGCGGCCCCTGCGGAAGTGCCGTATACGCTGAAAATCAAGTCGGGCTCCTGGACGGCGACAGAGGTGCAGATCACTGCGGGCTACATGAATATCCTCGATACCGCCTGGCCGCGATACCGCTACACGCTCCCTGTATTCCCCGGACTGCGTTATATCAGCTAAGGAATCCCAATGTTTAACCCTGATAAATACCGTTCAGTCACCTGGCTGAAGGGCGGGCGCGTATACCCGCAACTCGACTGTTTCGGCATTGTGAACGAGATACGCCGCGACCTGAATTTACCCGTCTGGCCCGATTTTGCAGGGGTCACCAAAGACGACGGCGGCCTCGACCGGGAAGCGCGCAGGATGATGCTTACCCTTGAGCGCTGCGAACCCTGCGAAGGGGCCGGGGTGGCCTGTTATTCCGGGTCGACCGTCACCCACGTAGGGATCGTGGTCAGTATCGGTGGTCTGTTGCATGTGGCGGAATGCAACCCGGGTACGAACGTCACCTTTCTGCCGTTGCCGCGGTTTAAGCGCCGATTTGTCAAAGTGGAGTTCTGGCAATGACCATTCGTTTTTACCCGTCCCGGCTTCCCGGTGAACCACTCGAAACGCATGAGCATGGTGTAACCAGTATTCGCAGCTGGCTGGTGGCAAATGTTGAAGGCTACGAGGATCGGGATGTCCCACCGCTGACCGTTGAGGTTGAGGGGCTGTTAATTCCGCCAGGCGAGTGGGCTAAGTGTGTGATTCGCCCTGATAGTGATGTCAGGCTTTATCCGGTTCCCTTCGGGCTGGAGGCCGCCACAATCGCGTGGATCGGCGTCGGTATCTCCGTTGCCGCTGCAGCCTATTCGCTTTTTATGATGAGCACCATCGATACGGGCGGCTATACCTCATCCACAGGGCGGAGTCTCGACCTGAACCCGGCGCGGGCCAACACCGCAAAACTCGGTGATGCCATTCGTGAGGTATTTGGCCGGGTGCGTATCTACCCTGATTATGTGGTGCAGCCGGTTACCCGGTTTGATGCCGCCGATCCTACGAAAATGCGCGTCCAGATGCTGCTGTGTCTCGGTGTCGGTGAACTGATTTATACCACTGGCGATATCAGGGTAGGCAGTACGCCAGCTTCAACGCTGCCGGGTTTCAACATCACCTATTTTCCACCAGGCGCGGACGTTTCCGGCGATGAGCGCAGTGAAAACTGGGTCAACAGTACGGAGGTCGGAGGGACATCATCCGGCACCGGGCTGGACATGGCCCAGACGTCGCCGGATGCCGACGATATTATCGCAGACAGCATGACCGTCTCCGGATCAAGCGTGACGTTTACCGGGCTGGATACGGATGATGGTGACGATAATGACGAGAACGAAAACGCGCTACCGCCCAGCTGGGTCACTGGCGCCGTGGTCGAACTGAAAGCCCCGGCGAACTACCAGATCACTACGGCGGCTGGATACAGCGTTATCGCAAGCCCGCTGCTGACGGAGATCGCGCCGGTAGTAGGTATGCCGGTAACGCTGGGGTTTAACTCAGTCGATTACGATCTGTTTATCGCGTCATATACCCCCGGTCAGGCTGCAGTGCCCGGCACCGGGGGGAGTGCGGCAAAAGTCCAGGCCAGTGCGGCCCCGACCACCTACGATTTTTCGACCAGCTCCAGCACGTTCACGATCACCTGGCAGGGGGTTACCTACCCGGTGTCGCTGGTGGCTAACTATGTCTCGATGTCGGGACTGCTGGCGGCCATCACCGAGGGACTCACTGGCTCCGGCCTGGTTGCACAGGACAACGGCGGCACCGTACTGATAACCGAGTCGGCCAGTCCGTTCGCGGGTGGGGCGATCACGTCCTCTTCGCTGCCTGCAGCTGTTTTCGGTGATGCTCCGGTTTACACCTCCGGCACGGCATCAACCGGCGGCAGCCCGGCGGTAACGGCGAATGTGACGCTTGCCTATAACAGCGCCACGGGAACAGCCTTTTCCGGCATGCCGGAGGGGGTGCAACGGCTTTCACTTGCGCACCGCGGGAATGAGTACCGCATTGTCTCGACCGACGGCACAACGGCGACGATGGCGCGCCTGGTTAATGGTGCCGTTGATGAGTCATGGCCGGGATTCACCGCCCGGACGATGATCGACTATGAGGCCACTGGTCTTAACGACACGCTGAGCTGGCTGGGGCCGTTCCTGGTTTGCCCTGAAAATGAGACCGTCGATATGTTCGAGGTGAATTTCTCCTTCCCGAACGGCATCTGTGGCTTTGACAGCAAGGGGAAAAAGCGGCTTCGGCATGTTGAGTGGGAGATTCAGTATCGCGTCTACGGTTCCGGATCGGGGTGGGTGAGTCACCAGGGAGAGTATGCGCTTAAAAACGTCAACGGGCTGGGATTCACTGAGCGGATCACCCTCAGCTCACCAGGGCTGGTAGAGGTTCGCTGTCGCCGGCGCAATGAGCAGGGCTCAAACAACGCCAGGGATTCGATGTACTGGCAGGCACTGCGCGGGCGACTGCTGACACGACCTTCATCCTATCCCGGCGTGTCGCTGATGGCGGTGACCGTCGAGACGGGCGGGAAGCTGGCGGCGCAGTCGGACCGTCGCGTTAACGTTGTGGCCACGCGCGCCTATGACTCAGGAATGGCCAGAACCATTTCGGGGGCGCTGCTGCATGTCGGGAACTCGCTGGGGCTGGAGATGGATGTCGACACCATCAACGCGCTGGAGTCTGCGTACTGGACGCCACGGGGAGAGTATTTCGATTTCGCTACCGGCGACAGTATCTCAGCGCTGGAAATGCTGCAGAAGATAGCCAACGCCGGGAAGTCCCGCTTCCTGTTAAGCGATGGCCTGGCGACGGTCAACCGTGAGGGGATTAAGCCATGGACTGGCGTGATTACTCCGCATGAGATGGTGGAGGAGCTGCAGAGCGGATTTACCGTACCGTCCGACGATGATTTTGATGGCGTCGACGTGACGTACATCAACGGGACTACCTGGGCAGAGGAGACCGTTAAATGCCGGACGCCTGATAATCCCACGCCGGTGAAAGTCGAGAATTACAAACTCGATGGAGTACTGAATCAGGATCACGCCTACCAGAACGGCATGCGTCGCCTGATGAAAGCCCTGCAGCAGCGGGTGACGTTCCAGACCACTACCGAGCTGGACGCGCTGTGCTACAACACGGGCGATCGCATTGTGCTCACGGATGATATTCCGGGTAACAACACGATTTCCTGTCTGGTGGAGGCGATGACAACGGCTGGTGGCGTGACAACGTTCACCGTTACGGAGCCGCTGGACTGGTCTTTCGAAAATCCCCGAGCACTGATCCGCTATCAGGATGGCTCTGCATCCGGGCTGATGGTGGCGAGCAGGGTGGGTGATTTTCAGCTGTCAGTCCCGCACCTGAGCGAGTTTGATGACCCGATGAAGGTTGACCTGTCGTCGGCAACCATCGAGCCGATCCGCCTGGTGTTCTGCGGCTCAACGTGCCACGTCTACGACGCCATTGTAGAGGAGATCGCCCCGCAGTCAGACGGAACCTGTCAGGTCACCGCTAAAGAATACCTCGAATCGTTCTACCAGTACGACGACGCCACATACCCCGGCGACGCTGCTTAA